TCGGCACCTCCTCTCGACTTACTCCCATACGACTGCTTTATCAAGGCAGCCCATATGACTCAATGGTACACAAATACTGTTGCTCTATGGCGTACTAGTCTTAACGGATTAGATTACGGGGAAAAGATAAACGAACAAACCATGGATGGGATACTGGGTGCGCTAAGTATGCGTACCAAGTCTCTCCTGGTGGGGCGGTTATGGGCATATGCGAATTACGGATTAATGGAAAAGTTTTGTAAATGGGCTACGGCGACCTTATGGGCGTCTATGCTACGACAAACTGAACTTCCACCAGTCCCTCAATTCGTCTTGGAATCGAACGGCAGTCATTTGACATACCTCTTCGATAACCCAAGCTGGATTAAGTTGTGTAGTATGGTACAGAAGTGTTCTACTAAGAATAGGAGAATGCTACTGGAACGTATTATGATCACACTTACGAAAGACATATACATGACAAAAAACGCTTCACTCGCTGTCGACTCGTCCTTTGTTAAGGAAAATCTGGAGAAGCACAAGAAGATTATGTGTACTCCCATGGCCGAAAACCCTCTCAGGGACAGGATGGAAAAACTCATGATTGAGTCCATTCAAAAGTGTGCTGATGATATCTTCGGTAGGTTACCTATACAAGACGACTTAACTAAGACAGTAAAAGGAGTAGAAAAGACAATAAAAACAGTCCCATTAGAGGTCAGTCCTCCTTCAAGGCTTCCATCCCTAGGCGCCTCGGTCAATAATAACCGAACCAAGGGGGGAGCTGCCGGTGATCTTCTTAGAACACACGGCGAGAAGTACCTACTACCTGAACCCCAGTCTGGCTATTTACATAGTTACTGTACATACAAAACACAGTATACAGACGTCCGTACCCCTCATGACCCGGAACTTTATTCCGAGGCGGAGAAAGCTTCGCGGTTGGCGGCCTTTACTCGAACTAGTGTCGAGGCTCAGGTCGTTCCGCTGCTCGAGGCATTTAAGGTGCGGACAATAACAAAAGGGGACGCGGACCAATATCATTTGGCGCGCAGGTGGCAAAAGGTCATACATGGAATAATGCGACGACAACAAAACTGTCGGCTGATCGGCCAACCGTGTAACTCGGCTTATCTCTCTCAGATCTTCGGAAACTCCCCCTACGTCAATCTTGACGATCAGGAGGCTTTCTTCGTATCTGGAGACTATGAGTCGGCCACGGATCTTCTCCACCCATTTTTATCAGAGGTGGCGAATGAGGCAATTGCGCAGCGTCTGCGAATCCCGCTGGAGGACCAATGGGTCCTGAAGCAGTGCTTG